TAGATGCATGGGGGAAACGAACCCATTTCACTTCACTAACCTCACCAAACATGCGTAAGATCGAAAAGCAAATGTGTGCCGCAGTTCAGTCTAATAAGGATTGGAAATCTGGCAACACTTCTGTTCACTTTGATCCTGAAACTGGCGTCTCTATTGTTCGTCTTCATGGCAACAAAATCGCTGAGGTTTCTGATAACGACATGACCATCTTTGATGGCGGTTGGCAGTCAGTAACTACCAAGAGCAGATTAAATGCTTTGTGCGATTATTTCTGTGTCTCTGGTGAAGGTGTATTTCAGAAAGATTTCCAGTGGTATGTAAACAAGTTCGTTGGAGCAATCAACGGACAAAATGTTTACAAGACTGAAGATTTTGTCTCTGGTTATGTCTTTGCCTGATGGTTAAAACTAACAAAGAGTGGGCAAAAGTTTACTCTCAGTTTTACACTCTGGTCTTGCTACTCATTATACTTTAGGGGAGATAAGTTTCTCCCCTTTTTTGTATCTACTGTTACATTAAATGTATAAAAAACGTTTATAAATGGTATTATAAATATACTTTCGTTTTATATGTAAGAGTTACTTAGTGGTATATCTGTGGTGTCTCCGTAGTATCTGTGCAGTGTATTTGTGGTGATTTTAATGTGTATTAGTGGGTGCAATTAGGTGCTGATAAATGTGTCTGAGAGTTGTGATCTAAGCGAGCAGTCTATCACCTTCTCCGAGAAATGTCAAGGGGGCGCTGATAAGTTTTTCTGAGGATTGACATTGCGTTTTTATCAGTCCCGCTTATAAATACTGATTGGAAGATTGACAATATCGCTCAGACATTCTATACTTACAAAGTCACACCAACGGAGTCAGTCTCATGTCAGTCGCTATCAGTCAGACACAGAAGCAACGTTATAGAATCACGTTGGATATTGAAGTTCTGGAAGACTTCGACCCGCATCAGATTAACTGGGAAGATCTCTTTGAGTTGGAAGGATCTGAGAGGGTTATTGATAGCTACGTAGAAGACCTGAGTGTACCTGTCCGCTGGTGATTTGGCAGTCTTATTGACACTTACTCTCCGTGGTGTTGTTGACAGTCTCCGTGATATGTGGTAGACTGTGAGCAACACTCCGAGACACAGTGTTGGGGCGCGTCGTTGTTATTATGGCGGGCGGCGTGATATAAAAAAGATGGGTCCCTCTAACCTACAGAGGTGACAGATCGACCTCGATATATAAAGCGGATTGCTAATTCATTTATATAAAAAAAATCGCCCAGAAATTTTTATGACTGATAAGGTTTATCACATCTATGCGAAGAAAGAATGTTTATACAACAATCTAAGTAAAGAACAATTTAATAATACATGGGAAACCCTCAAGGGAATGGTTGGTCTAATGAAGACTGATTATGAACTTGAGGATTTGTCTTATGAGGAATGTATTCGCGCCCATGGAGTTGGTGCGGCAAACACTACAGAACCAGAAGGGTGTGATTCTTACTGAACGAAGTGAAGTAGAGAAAACCGATCTAGGTTTTTGACATTGACACACTACATAATACACGTTATACTTGAACTGAAGTAACCAACACGTTATGGCAAAAGGATTTACTGTTAAGGCAAATGCCCCCACCAAGAAAAAGGAAGAGTGGGACATTGCAGCAATTAAAGAGCGCATGCGAGGTAAGACAATTGTCTTCTGCCTCCCTGGTCGTGGATGCTCTTATACGTTTATGAAGAACTTCGTTCAGTTGTGTTTTGACATGGTACAATCTGGCGTTGCGATTCAGATTAGTCAAGACTATTCGTCGATGGTTAACTTTGCACGTTGTAAGTGTCTTGGTGCAAATGTACTGCGTGGACCGAAGCAGATTCCTTGGGATGGTAAGTTGAAGTATGACTATCAACTTTGGATCGACTCGGATATTGTCTTTGACACAAACAAGTTCTGGCAGTTGTGTGACCTTGCACTGCCTGCTGAAGGAGAAGAGAAGGAAGTCGTTGCCGGATGGTATGCTACAGAAGATGGTTCAACCACATCTGTCGCACACTGGTTGGAGGAAGATGATTTCCGCAACAATGGTGGAGTCATGAATCATGAGACTGTAGAGAGTATCTCCAAACGTCGCAAACCATTCACCGTTGATTACACAGGTTTTGGATGGGTATTGATTAAGAAGGGTGTATTTGAGAGTCTTGAGTATCCCTGGTTTGCACCTAAGATGCAAGTCTTTGAGTCTGGTGCAGTCCAAGACATGTGTGGAGAGGATGTCTCATTCTGTCTGGATGCAAAGGAAGAAGGCTTTGATATCTGGTGCGACCCACGGATTCGCGTTGGGCACGAAAAAACTCGTATTCTTTGAGGTATTAGATTATGGCAGCAATGAAAGGGGGCGGTTACATTGAGGGTCGTCCCAAAAAAACTCGTCAAGGACAAGGTAAGCACACCAAATTATCCGCGACTTCTCGTAATGGTGCGAAGAAGCGTTACAAAGGTCAAGGTCGTTAAATACTGAATTTACCTACATACCTTTGTATGGTTTGTCCGGGAAGCTCTAGGTTCTAATGGGTTAAATAAGGGAAGATACGAAATATTAAGTATGCCCTGTTTGATTGCGAATCTACCTTCCTATGAGGTATGGGTTAGAAAAGAATATCTCACTGATCATCAAAGTGGTCATGGTGAGTTTGTAAAAGGCGTCTGGGTATCGGTTAAGTCGATACCTGGGCGTGCTTTTTATTTTGAAACATACTTACCAGAGTATGCAGCAATGTATGATAAGCTACCTATTAGTGCATTTGTTTCTGAACCAAAGAAACCATCACCTGATATGGAGTTACATAACCTTCAGTTCTGGAACTGTATGGATTATGGCGTAACTGTTGTTCAGAAGCAGTTTGTAGGTAGTATGCATTATGAGTGCTATACAAGGGACTATGGACCCCAGACAGGGACATATATCTGCACGATTGATAACTACCATCAAGATCCTGATGCAGTTGACTATGCAACGTCCGAGAACCCCTCGGAACACAAGTCACATAACTTGATTGAGCTTGATAATGGGCAGTTTGCACTGTATCCAAACAATCGAACTCGTATTTTTGACAACTCACTCACTCCTGAGACGCCAAAAATTCCAGATTTCAAGGTTTCGACTGTTTATTACCAAGTTGAGAACGGTCATGACCGAGATGGGCTCGGAAATGATGAAAATTACTTCTGGAAAACAGCGAAAGAGCGCAAAAACGAAGAAAATTTACCGGAATTTTAAAAAATGAACGATTTTTTAGACAATTTGGGCAATGATCAGCATCAAAAGATGCTTCGTGAGATCGCAAACGACAAATTGACTCCAAAAAAGTCAGATAAGGTCAAAGAGAGCGAAATTTTCGACTCAGAAAGTGACCCAGAACCACTTTTTGGGTGATAAATAACTACTAATCATAGTATTTTTGTGTAATCAATGCCTTTAGAGAGGGTAAGTCAAGGTTTTAAGGATATTAGTGCTACATTTCAGACTAATCCTCTGAATAGTGACCTCATTGCGATTAAAAATGAGACTGCAATAGCACGATCTATCCGAAATATTGTTTTTACCCTCCCTGGAGAGAAGTTTTTTGACCCAGATTTTGGGTCAGATATCTCAGCAGCTCTTTTTGAGAATATTGACCCTACATCTGCTGAGTTTATTCGTACTCAGATTACTGCATCGATCAATAATTTTGAACCAAGAGTAAATCTTTTGGATGTCGTTACGGCACCTTATTATGATCAGAATGCTTTTAATGTATCAATTAAATATGAAATTATTGGTATTGATGTGCCAGCACAACAATTAGATTTCGTCTTGCAACCGACTAGGTAACAATGCCATTAGCAAACTTTTCAAACCTTGATTTTAATCAAGTCAAAACAACACTTAGAGACTATCTAAAGTCAAATTCCAATTTTACGGATTATGACTTTGAGGGATCGAACCTTTCGACGATCCTCGATGTGCTGGCATATAACACATATATTACCTCATACAACGCAAACATGGTTGCGAATGAGGTTTTTATTGATAGTGCAACATTAAGAGAAAATGTTGTTGCATTAGCAAGAAATATTGGATATGTTCCAAGATCTCGTAAGGCAGCGCGTGCCACAATCAGTTTTTTCGTTGATACGACAAATATTTCACCAAATCCAGTGTCATTGACACTGAAAAAAGGACCAGTTGCGTCTACGGCGGGCACCTTTGGTCAACAATCCTTCGTTTTTTCGATTTTAGAGGATATTACAGTTCCTGTGTTTGATGGAATCGCTACTTTTAGTGATGTAGCAATCCATGAAGGGTCATTATTATCGACAAACTTTACATTTAGTTCTAGGAATCCATTCCAACGTTTCACGTTACCCAATTCTGGCGTTGATACGTCATTAATGACAGTTTCAGTTAAGGCAAACGAACAATCAACACAATCAGTAAAGTATTCTTTACAGGATAGTCTTTTTACTGTTGAATCCGACTCTAGGGTCTATTATCTGCAAGAAATTGAAGATGAACGTTATGAACTATTGTTTGGAGATAATATTTTTGGTAAAGCACTAGAAGAAGGTAACTTCATTACTGCAAATTATATCACATCATCTGGTGATAGTGGAAATGGTGTTTCTAACTTCACATTTGCTGGAAGAATAACTTATACAAGGAATGGTGTTGAGTATAATGTAACATCTGGTATCTCCTTGATTACCACAGGGTTGCAATCCTCTGGTGGAGAGTCAATTGAAACAATTGCATCTATTAAAAGGTATGCGCCCAAGATTTATGCATCACAAAATAGAGCATTGACCGCTGATGACTATGAAACACTGATTCCAGCAAGAATTTACCCCGAAACTGAGTCAATCTCTGTTTTTGGAGGAGAAGAACTTATACCTCCTCAATATGGTAAAGTTTTTATTAGCATCAAACCCAGATTTGGTGATTTCTTGCCAAACTTAGTCAAAGAAAATATTCGTAATAGATTAAAGAAATTTGCAGTTGCTGGAATTGTACCAGAAATCCTTGATCTCAAGTATTTGTACCTTGAGGTAAATTCAAAACTTTATTACAACTCAAATTTAGCGCCTAGTTCAGAATTTGTATCAACAATTGCTCAGTCTAATGCCAATAAGTACTCTGAGTCAACTGAGTTAAATAGATATGGCGCAAGATTCAAATATAGTAAGTTTCTAAAGATTTTAGACGATAGTCACGAATCAGTCACGTCTAATATTACAACTGTTGAAATGAGAAGGGATTTAAGAGTTGTTCTTAATACCCTTACTGAATATCAGATTGGTTTTGGTAACGAATTCCATATTAAAAATATGGCGGGATACAATATTAAATCGACAGCTTTCAGAGTTGCTGGTTTAAACCAAAATGTTTATATTTCTGATATTCCAAATACAAATCGCACTGATGGTTCCTTATTTCTTTTTACAGTCCCATCTGTAAATTCTACTAATCCAACAGTGGTAAGGAGAAACGTTGGAACGATTAATTACAAAAAAGGAATCGTAACAATTAATCCTATCAATATATTGGCAGGAAAAATCAAAGATGGGCAACCAATAATTGAGTTGTCTGCTGTACCGCACTCAAATGATGTTGTCGGATTACAGGATCTTTATTTGCAACTAGATATTAGTAATAGTAATTTTGAGATGGTTGTTGATAACATTGCTTC